CATTTATTATTTTCAATAAATCTTTTTTCATATTTTAAAAACTCCTTTAATCTTTTTCCTATTAGCTTTGATGGATTTCCACTATAAACACCAAATTCTTCACAATCATATTGTATAAGTGTTTGTGCATAAATTGAACAACCCATTTCTATTGTTATATTTGGCAATAATATTGAACCAGTTCCTATAATAGAATGTTTTTTAATATGAATTTTTCCACTTAAAACTTTTTTAAAATCGTTTGGAATCATTACATTTGTCATTGACATTCCAGTATAATCATCAGAACTACTATACAAAGATACTCTTCCAGAAATACCCACAAAATCTTCTAATATAAATTCACCTTTTCCAATTAAAGAACTATAGCATCCTATGTGTACATAGTTTCCAATTTTCAAGCTGCTTCCTGGTGACAAAATACTAAAATCATCTATTCTTACATTATCTCCAATTTCAATTAAATGTGGAGAATATATAGAACATTTATTGGAAATAAATACATTTTTCCCAATGCTTTTAAATTTTATTTTAACCAATTGGTTTTTATTTAAAAACATAATTATTTTTTATATACTTTAAAATTACTTAAATCAGGATACAATAATTCTAAATCTTCATTATGATCTTTTATTCCTGCCATAAGACCTATTCCTTTAGCAGCTATTTCTGGAAGCATGTAAAAGTTCCAACCTGTCATGGTAAAATTATCATCGTGATAGCTACATTCGCTTCTTCCGCTAAATCTTGCTTTCTTATACCATTTATAAGCTTCTATATCGTCAGTTAATATCATCCCTCCTTTGCCAAGCTTTAAATGCTTGTGAGGACCACTAAAAGAAAGACATTGAGTAAATCCTTTTCTGTACATATTAGATGTAAATCTTAAAGCACTATCAAATACTTTTGTTCCTAGTAGTTGATATTCACCTTTTATTTTTCCTTCAACTTGATAAAATTCAACTTTACCATCAGCATGAATTATTTCACATGGAACAGATGGGTAAGTTCTAGATGGAATACTTATTTTTTTATCTTTTATGTTTTCATATGAAAGAGCAAGAAATAAAGCATTGCTACAATTATCAATAGCAACACAATAAGGAGCATTGGTATACTTAGAAACCAATAATTCAAAATCTTCTGTTATTTTATGAACACCTATAGCCATTATCTTAGTCCATTATAATAAAATATAGTTTCATCTGTTAAAAAAACATTTTCCTTTTTTAATTTTGAATAACACTGCATCCAAAACTGCCCATCATATGATGACATTGATTTATCAACATTATTAAAATAATCAACATCTTTTAAAATTTTTGTTGTGCATATAACATTGCCCATATCTATGTGGTCTTGTTTTGGTATGTGTGCATATATACGCAAATTTCCATTTTTATATATTTGTTTTCCAATTATCATATCGTATTGTTTATGCGTATCATAAAAAGAAATCATATTTTTGTGAACAATATTATCGTCATCTAACAAGTAAAAAAACCCGTTTTCAACAAAAGACATTCCATAATTTATTTTTGCTACAAAATTTTCTTTTATTTCATCGCAGTCAACTTCAGCAACAATTGTTGAAAAATTTTTATTATTATTAACTATTTCTTTTGGCAATTCACCCCAAGATTTAGTTTTACAAATTATCCAATTTATATCATTTCTATTTGGGATTGATTCTATTTGTTTTTCTAAAAATTCTTTTCTAAATAAAACAGTAAGTATATTTAATTTCATTTTTAGCTCCCTTTAATATAAAATACACCACGGTGTACTTATTAAATAAGGAGATTAATGTGAATATAATAAAAGATATACATGCTTATTTTTCTAATTCAAGCGTAGTAATTGTTGATATTGACAATACTATATTGCGTAATGGTATATACCCAATTAAAAAAGTTATTGATTATGTTAATGAGTTGTCAAAAGAAAACAAAATATACATTATAACTGGCAGACCTGAGTCGAATAGGAAAGACACAACAGAAGCACTTAAAAAAGCTGGAGTCAAATACAACAAACTTATGATGAATGGATTGGGAGATAGCTCAAAAGAACAGAATGAATCAAAAATTAAACACGCACAGAGCATTAAAGAAAAAATACTGTTTGCTATAGATGACAAACAATCTATGAGAAATGAATATAAAAAATCTGGAATTAAAACAAAGACACCAAAGAAATAATCAAGCAACAATACTCGCTATATCAAATCGCCTAATCAAACTATCTACGCCATACTTGCACATATAAATATCTCTTGTTTCTTCCATATTAATTCTATCAAATTTAATTCCAATTTCTTTAGACATTCTTATTGCTGCAAGAAGCATAATTCTTCTAGCTTTTTTTTGTCTATTCTTTTTAATTTTCATAAATGTTTTACTCTATATTTAAATTAATTTCTGTTTTATCAATAATCTCAAGATTTAAATTATCATTTGAAATAAATTGCTTTGTTTTTTCTAAAATTAAATTTGCATGATAATCATTTAAACAAAAAAATATATGGGCATCTTTTTTATTTTTTGTAATTCCAACTTCTGGTTGTTTGCAAAAAAAATCTCCAGATGTGTTTTTAATTATTATTTTCATATTGAGACTTCTCCAGGAACTCTTACATTTAAATTTCTATCTGGAAGTCTTACAAGGTCAGCTTTTACATAAAGTATATTATGTGTCTTGTGCCAATCAGTTGGATAAAAATTCTTAATTCTATTTCCTTGAAATCTTACTGGTGTTCCGATATATTTTGCCTGTTCTTCTTTAGTGTAATACCAAAAGCTATTGCTGTTCCAAAAAGATATGTGTGTTGGATCTTGAAAAGCACCTCTACCATCTGTTGATGGGGTTTGAGTTAAAAACCAACCCATTGGACACAAGCACCTATAAGATTCTCTCATAACATGAATTGGATCTCTTAAATGTTCTAGTGCATCATGTGCCCTTATCAATCCTACTTCGCTATCTTTAAAAGGCCAAGGATCGTTTAAATCGTGTATAATTTCTGCGTTTTGCATGTCTATTGACTTGTACCCCTTTGGAGAATTAAAACCTCCACAAAGGTCTATCTTAAGCAAACTATTAAGGTCGCACCATTTCTCAACTAATGCATAAATATACTTATCATGAATGTTTAATGTCTCTTCTTGAATAAAAGCATTCTTCTCACCATAACAGGTATTTTCTTTGTGCTTATAGTAAATATACAAACACTTATCTATATGTTTAACTTTGCCTTGTATGTATGTTCTGCAAAGAATATCGTGATCATCTAAAACTTCCATTGTTTCATTATGACCACCAATTTTATCATAGAAAGATTTTTTCCAAGCTCTCACATGATTTGGTGCAAACCAAATCTTAGAAAATGAAGCTGGATTTGGATCGAATGATATTAGTTCTAAAAGATCTCTTCCATAATACTTAAGCGGTCTATTTCTCCAGCCAAAATAGTTAGAGTAAACAAATGGTTCTCCATCAGCATTTATTTCTGCACAATTTGAATATGCAAAATCAATTGTCTCATCTGAATTAAATGCATTATATAATTCTTGCAAGCAATCTTCTGTTAGTTCATCATCATGATCTACTTCTACTAATATAGTTCCTTGAGATGCAAAGCACCCTCTTTTTTTAAAATGACCAATTAATTTTGAATTTGGATAACCAGAATAAATAACTTTTGGTTTAAAAGCCAAAGTTTCAATATCAATGTTGGCATTTCCATTAGGAACAATTATCCATTCAAAATCTTTAAATGTTTGCCTTTCTATAGATCTAGAAAGTCTAGCAAGAAATTGTGCGTTATGTGTTGGTGTTACAATTGAAAAGTATGGCATTATTTTTTCACATTAAAAAAGAATAGTTGAACCAACCTAGAAAAATCACCATACATAGTGGCAGAATGAATCATTTTTCCATCCCAAATAACTAGGCGATTATACACAGAACCAACTCTATCTACTAATTCCCAATTATCTTCATGCGTAAGATTATGTTGTGTATATATATCTGAATCGCTTATTCCTTCTCTATGTTCTAATGGGTGACTTGGTGGTCTTCTACACCCATATTTTTTATCTATCCAAAATGATGTTCCAGCATTTGTTGGTCCATCTTTTGTTAAATATACTGCTGCTGCATAGTCTTGTTGATCGCTATGATAGACTAAAGGATCTTTGCCTTCTGTTATTTGAAAAACGCCATTCATAGGTTGATTTAACCAATCAACTATTTCAACATTAAGTATTCTTTCAAATTCTTCTTTTACATAAGGAAATAAACATTGGGTTGTTCTTTTTCCTTTGTAAAATTTATTTTCTTCTTTAAATACAAATTCTTTTGTTGTTTCTACAATTGAATCTGGATCTTTATAAAATTCATCAACAATTACAACATGTGGATTTCTTTGATTAAACATGATTTCATCATTCATTTTTCCAAGTCCTTTCATCTTCTATATTTTCATTTTCTCTTACATCAATTGTTATTGATTCAAATATTGCAGAATATGGAATAAAAACTAAAACTTTACTGTAATATCTTGAGTCTCTTCCTTCGTCTACCTTAAACCATATTTCAATTCCAGACTTGCTTGTAGACAATCTTTTTGTTTTATTTCTTGTTGTCTGACAATCTATTTCATATTGTTTTGCTACTCCAGCATTCATTATTATTTTTTGCATTTCTTTATTTACAACTTTTTTAACAGCTTCAGTTTCTGCAACAATTATTTTTCTTTTATCAGAAGATAAGCATATATAAAGTTGTGATGTTGTTCTCACATCTCTTCCTGGTGCTTCTTGATGATCTTGTCCATTTAAAGAATAAAATCTCATTACTTCATAAATAATGTCTGATTTATTTTCACGACACTTAAATTGTGCAGTTTTATTATTTTTCTTACATTTATAATCAATCATTAGATTTCTATCTTCTTCAAGAGAAGCTTTTTCAAATTCATACTTAAATCTAAAATTGAGATAATGTGCTAGTTTGTCCGCTAAACTATTTCCATGCTCAATTCTTTTCATAATATCATCTGTTTTCATTTTTTTTACCTATCATTGCCTTTTTGTATTCATTACATTTTTCGGTTACAAAACTAAGATTCTTTGAAATATTAACTTTAAGTCTTCTTGTTTCAGAAATATAATATTCCTGCATTGTTTGCTCACCTTCCATAATCATTCTAGATGTTTCTTTTTCTTCGGCAACAGGCGATAAAGTAACATGTTTACAATTAGTTCCGTCTGTATTTAAAGTGTACATGCAATCAGCAACCATAGTATCCATCATATCCATATTTATTATGTCGCCATCAAAACCTCTAATTAAAGTAAAAATTTCAAAAACATCATATGATTTTCCAGTAAGATCTTTAAGCAAATACTCTAATTGCTCTAAAGAAATCATTACTAGTCCTCCAGAAATTAATTTTATTTTAGAAAGCCTATCTTTTCTTACATAACCATTAATCATAAGAATGCTCCAAACAATTAGAACAAAAAACCCTTTTATATTTATTTTGACTGTCTATAGATGAGTCCATCAAAAAAGAATGTCCACAACTTAAATAAGCTCTCCATTTATTAAATGGCATTTTTTTACTAATCAAAATTTTTTCATTACAGTGAACAGAAAACATTTTTTTACCATTGCTTTTAAAAGTAAAAATTAAAAACTTTAATCCATCTAAGCTTTCAGATAAATCTATTAGGTGATTGTTTTCGCTATTTTGATTTATTTCAGATTCTTCTAAAAATGGACCAGATTCAAGATGATGAAGTAAATCTGCCCAAGTTATACCCATTTTCATTTTTTGTTTATTTGATTCATCACTACACATAGCATAATAAACTTTATTATTTATTATTAACTTTATGTTCACCATTTTATTTTCCACTTACATATTTTTTCATCTATCTCGCTTATATATTTTTTGTTAATTTTTGGTTCATCTTTAACTATTTTTTTAACATCTTTAATTCTATACTTTTTATTATTTAAAAAAGTAATAATAAATTCATCTTCCATTTTATTTCTTTCTATTAAATTCAGTTGCACACTCTTCACACATTTCTTCCCATCCATCTCCTAGTATTCTATTTGCACGATCTACATTTGTCATTCCTATATTTTTATTGCAAACAGGGCATGACATTAATGATGTTTTAATAGCACAATTTAAACAAGTGTCAACTGTAACTCCATCTACATCTCTAAGCATCCACTCTGAAATTTGAACACCGCATTCAGAACAATGATAATCTAATTCTTCATCCATTTTAAAACTCCTTTAGCCAAATATAAGCTCTAAAATCACCATAAGCCCATATTAACTCAAATCCTTCAAGTTCTTTTTCGCTTAATGGATACTGAACACCACTTAAAGAAAGCTCTTTATTAATCACCATTTTTAAAGATTCACCATTTTCAATCTTGTTACGCCATGTGACTCTATTTAAAGCTGTTCCTAAGTATCCACCTTTAGATTTCATTTTTTCTAATATCACAAAAGCACCGCCAATCATACAGTTATTTTTTAAAGAATCTATAAACATTTCTCTTTTTGATGGATGAACAAAACATAGAGATAAAATGCATGTGGCAAATGAAAACTCTTCCATATAAATATTGAGAAAGTCATCAAGAACTACTTCGCTTTCACCTTTATATCTTTCTACCATTTCTTTGCATTTTTCAACAGGTATAAAATCTATGTTTCTTGATTTAATCATACTTGATAAAGCTAACTCAACATTACCTGTGCTTGCCCCAAAATCATAACAATTTGTTTCTTCTGCCATAAATACAGATGCAATCTCAGGCAAGAAATGATTAACGAAATTGCTGTGCCAATATAATTGTCCAGACAAGTGTTCGTCAAATTTTTCTGCTATTTTTGAGAACTCAAACATTTGTGATACTCCTTTAAACATCTTGCTATGTACTGTACTGAAGGTACATGCATACCATTGTATTTATATTTATCAGTATTTGAAGCATCTGGAATATGCCAATGGTCATGAAAACCCATAAGTCTAAGTCTCTCTGTAGGCGTTACTCTGCGTATATTCCCATCAGATACCACTAAATCTGTAAATGATTTATAATCTCTTTTTGTTAAGGTTGATGAGACTCCGCATTCATCAAATTGATCACTTCTTTGGCGAGTAAAGTAGGCAAAGGTTTCTTTGAACCACATGCTCTCTTTAAAATTCCATTCAAAGCTTTTTTTGACAAGTTGAACGCTTTGTTGACAGGTTCTAGTACTACGAGGGCCAAACTGGAGTATATCGCTATTGGCGGGGATTCCATCACGCACCCCCAAAATGTAAACCCTACGCCTTCGTTGGGCTGTTCCACAGTATTGGGCATCGAGCGTTGTATAAGTCGCATCGTACCCGATGCTGGCAAGGTCTTGTAATACCGTTTCAAGCCCTCTTCCAAGCAGCATAAAGACATTTTCAATGACACAGTATTTTGGTTGAACATCTCTAACTGCTCGGAAGAATTCTTTCCATAGGAACGATCTTTTTCCATATATGCCCTCCTTTGATTGGCTTGCTATAGATATATCTGTGCAAGGGAAACCCCCAACTATTACATCAAATTGATCTTTTTCGTATTTTATTTTTGTAACATCGCCATAATTTGGAATGTTTGGAAAGTTTTTTGCCAAGACTTGAGAAGGATACTTATCTACTTCTGCGAAAGCAGTTACTTCAAAACCTTCTTTTTGAAACCCTAAAGCAAAACCGCCTATGCCCGAAAACATGTCATAAACTTTAAGCACTTAAACCTCCTTGTAAGAAATATGTATGTGTTTTTCTTACAAAACAATGGGGCTGTTTTTACACAACCCCATGTCTCGTATAGATTAACGACATTTCTTTGAGCGAAGATGTCCTTTGAACCTAGATTGTTTTTGCGTAGCAATAACAGCCTTTGTTTCTGGTTTTTTATTGGTTTCAACTGCAACAGGTGCAGAAGACGAACAAACACCACCAGAACAACTGGACTTAGAACGAAGTCCAATAGCATTAACAGACTCAGAACCAAAGGCAATCGATGTTGCCAAGAATAAATCCAACATAAAATCTTCCTCCTAAAGACACCGCAAAAATGACCTGATAACATATCAGATCCATATTATATTGTTCGTTTTAAACAAACAATTATTCATCTAAAATTACTTAATATTTTTCCAATGAAAAAAGCACTGCATTATCATTTGATTTTCATTACACGCAAGATTTTCTCTCCAATGTGGCATTTTTGTTCCTAAAATTAATGCCCCATCACCAACATTCGTTGCAACTTCTACAACAGAATCCTCAAACTCAACAAATAAAGGCCACTTTTTACTTGTATTATCAAATATACAAACACTCAATGTGTATTCTAGATCTTGTCTGTCTACATGTTTTTTTAGAATCGATTCATTAAAATAAATTCTACTATAACTGTTTACTTTAACTATGTTGTCATTCTTTAATAATATTTTTATTCTTGGGGTTATGTCTTCAAGTATAGATTCAAACTCTGGAATTGTTGAACCATAAGAATTTTTATAATGATGATCATTGCCTTCCCAAGTAAGGCTATTGTTTTTGTAATAACCTAACAAAACACCACTTAAAAAAGAGCATTGTTCTTTAGTAAAAAATTCTTTTAAATGCAATATCATATTATTCCTAGTTTTTACTTAAAATACTTTGAAAAGTTTTATCAATTATAGAAACCACTTCCTCCATATCAGTCATCATAGATATGTATCTTTTCATGTTTGAATTGTCAAATGGTTTTTTTATAACGCCTATCAATTCTTCTTTATTTTTAAATGTTTTTAAATTAAAATCTTGAATTATTTCTTTTGGCACAAATCCTTCGCTTTTATCATATCTTTTAAATGTTCCTTGATCTATAGGAACTAATACTTTAATGCCTCTTGCAACCATATCTATTACAGAATTCTCATAAGCTCCTGGGTGAGTCATTATAAATGATTCAATTTCAGATGTTTTTTCCATATATTCTTGATAATTGCATTTAAATATTGGCTCTATATATTTTGAATGTGGCAGATCTCCTTGTTTTGTAAGTTGATAAATTTTATATCCATTATCTACAAATTCTTCTAACCAATTCATTATTTGTACAGATATATCTTTTCCAAAACCTATTTCTGAATTGTGATCGTCTAAAAGAATTGTTTTTGGAATTTTTTCTTTGTATTTAAACAATCTTTTTGAACAAGGGTAAGGAATATAGCATTCTGGAGAACTTTCTTTTAGATTTCCAAATGAATAATCCCACGAACTTTTATTTTCTAAAAAAGTTGAAGTTTTATAATTAACCTTTTCTTTTGCTAAATGAGGGTTATTTAAAACATTTAATGCATATAAAGCTGTTAATAAAAAATCACATTTTGGAATTTTTTCAAAAGTTTTTTCTTGATTACGCTCTGTTTTCCAATCAAATTGAACAACTTTTAAGTCAACATGATTTAATTTTAAAAAATACTCAAGTAATCCTGTTGAATATCTACGCAAACTATTTGTGGACTCTTCAACAGAATTTTCAAATTCACTAAATAAGCATAAAGAATAATTAATCAAAATATATCTAAAGCCTTTCCTTCTGATATAGGTATTGGTCGCCCTAAATTATCTCTAATTTGGAACATTGGATCTAAACCCAAAGCTTTGTAGGCTGTTGCGTAAACATCAGCAATAGAGCATGGATTGTGTTGAATGTCCATACCATCATGGGTTGTACCACCATAAACCTGTCCACCTTGGATAGTACCACCCCCAATAACCACAGACCAGCATCTAGCCCAATGGTCACGCCCGCCATTTTGATTAATCTTAGGGGTTCTCCCGAACTCGCCCATGCAAAGCAATACTGTATCTTTCCACATACCCATATCTACCAAGTCCTTGACCAAATATCCCATGCCCATATCAAGACGATTCCCATTCCCGCCCCTAATAGTACTAAAGATATTGCTATGATTATCCCATCCACCCAAGTCGATTTGTACACAGCTAACTCCTTTAGAAAGTAACTTTCTAGCAAGAAGGCAACCCATTCCAAAGTTATTTCCTCTGCCACCGTAAGACTCAATCGTTTTAGGATTTTCGTCTTTTAGCTCAAAGATTGTTTTTAACGGAGATAGTGTGAGATCAAAGGCTTTGCCATAGATATTAGAGTGAGATTGAGCATGATTGCCCATAGCTTCTCTAGCCACACCACCTTTAATGTGAGGTGCAATTCTTTCCGAAAAATCGTCTTCCAATGTATAAAACAGTCTTTGTCTTCGTCTAAGTCTTTCTTCATCATCTATTTCCTTTGGAGACTTAATGTTCTCTGGTGGAGTTCCGGCATTTTGTACTGTAAATGGTGCATAATTTGTTCCAAGAAAACCCGCACCAATTCTTTGTGCCGAACCTCCAATCCCAATAAATCCAGGCAATGGCAACTCTTTTGATGTTAAAAGAGAAGATGTTACTGAACCAATGGATGGATACTGAACAACAACGCTTGGTTGATGTCCAGTATTCATAAGTACAGTTCCTCTCTCATGGCTTCCTTCATTGGTAACAAGAGATCGAATAGCTACCAGATTATGGAATTGAGAGGCAATAGTTGGAAGAACTTCACTAATAGCAATTCCTTTTGCTGATGTCATAATTCGTTTAAATTCACCAGCATTTGCATGATCTTCTTTCAAATCCCAAAGATCCATATGACTAGGTCCACCACCCATCCATAAAACTACCAGCTTTTTGCCAGACTTTTTAAGCTTTTCTTCTTGTGCTTTTACATTACCAATAAAGGAAAGCGTAGAAGCACCAGCAGCGTGTTTAATAAAATTTCTTCTGTTCATTTTTTCTCCGACTTTGGTATTGTTGGTGTGAATAACATATGGCTTGGCTTTACATCTACAGCATCATCTCTCATAATCCTGATATTCTTTGGTGCTTTAATACATAATCTAACTTGCTTTGAAGATGCACTTATTTCTTTAATGCTAACTACTATGTCACCAGAATCAGTATAAATAGTAAAAGCTTCATTTAATCTTCTAGCAAAAACCAAACTTCCAATTTCCATATTAATTCCTCCTAATTTCAATATAAATTTTTCTAGTTAACACAACTAGTAAAACTTATAATTTTGTTAATATCCTTTTTTATTACATTCGACACCAACTCTTGCTATATCAGATACCTTTAAGAGTATAGACATTAGTTCGTTGTTTTTGTTTTTTAGTTCCTCATTATAAGAACTTAAAGATGCGTTAATGTTTTCTAGTTCAATATAATCTAACTCTAAATCATTAAATTTAGCTTTTAGCAAATTAAGCTCAGAAACAAATTCTCCTATTGTTTCCTGTTGCTTAAACTTGCAACCACCACATTTTTTTGTTGGGCTTTTAAAAAAAAGACTCTTTAAAAAATTCATTTCTTTCTCCTTGTTTAAAAAACTTACTTGCAACACTACTTATCTATTCGATTCAAATCAATTATTATTTAGTTTATTCTTCTTATTTTTAAAATTCCATCTTCAATTACAACCTCAACTTCAACAGATTCTTTTTTTGTATCTATACCAACAGATTCTAAATTCTCATTATTTAATATAATAATATATTTATTTTCATTTTCCATTTTCATTTCTCATTTTTGGATAAACAACACCTTTTCCTTTGTATGATAGTTTTTCGCATCTGCAATTAGGGCATTGTTCTGGAGTATTAGTGCTTTCTTTAGACAGCCATTCCCAAGAAAATTTAAACTTGCAAAAGGAACATTCATACCAATCTAATATTTCACACATTATTAAATACCCCTATTCTATCTATACATATAAATAACAAGAAAGTTCATTGTTGCAAAAACCAAAAGATTTATAAAAACCAAGATTTTTTTTCTTAGTAGATAAAATCAATTTATAACATCCATGTTTTTTTGCATAACCTAATAAATGTTTAATTATTTTTTTTCCAAATCCCATGTTTTGTTTCTTCTTAACCACACACACATCTTCTATATGACCACAACTTTTTCCAGAATGTCTAAACTTTGGTTCTATAACTATGCTTGCTGTTGCTATTATTTTCTTTTTGACCTCAATGACAAATGTTTTTATTTTTTTGTCTTTCCTTTTTTTAAATGTTTTAAGCTCATTATTTAATTTAAAATCTCCAAGCATTTGAAGACACTTGTTAAATCCTTTTTTAAAATCATTCTTCTTAAGCTTTCTTATTTTCATAAGCACTCCCAAAGCTTTTTATTAGTATCCCAATCTGGTACTTGTCTATCATCTATGTCCACATTTGCCCAATGGTTTTGCATTTCTGATTGATGAGTTCTTATAGCTTCTTCGAGCTTTTTAATTCTTTCGTCTTGCAATGTAAAGAAATGTTGCAATTGCCAATTAAATTCTTTTAAAGTATCTAATTCATTCATTGTTTTTTCTCCTTACACTTAAAGCATTGAACAATATGTTTGCTATTAATTTTATCAACTGTGTCATCTATGATAGCTCTGTGACCACACTCTAGCTCAACACTCCATTTATTTGGAGATACTGGCCTAAGTTCTTTATAATTGCCAAGCGTATTCATTACAAAGCAGCTAAGTTCATTGTTTGTTTCCGCATCATTTGCCTTAATAGTCAGAATACAAACATTAGCACTTCCAACTTTATCATAATGACAAACGCCTTTTACAGTAAATTGTGAATCAATATACTTTTTAGCAATATCTTTTGCTGCCACTTTGTTTTTAAGTAAAACATTTATGGTGTCATCACTTAAAAAAATCATATAACTCTTACCATTGATTTTGATCTTTGCTGTTGTGTCCATATGTATCTCCTTGCGTTAAAGTAAGTAAAGTTTCTATATTATGTTATTCGTTTTTAACACACATTAGTTCAAACAATTTTATTAAATATTGCCTTATTAACAAAAACTCTTGAAAATATATATGTTACCATTAACGATGTAATGCAATAATTTAAATTTAACTGATCCTTAAGCATAAACCAAAAAGAAATTGTTATTGTTAGGAAATATGAAGCATTAAACAAGTTGCCAGCAAATAAATCAAGTTGATATTTCGGTTTCATTTTCTTAAAGATTAAAAATATATTCAATATCATTCCAATAAAAAAAAACGCAAATATAGATGTCCAATGAAAATATAAAAAAGAAAACACGCCTAAAATAACAGTAGTTAAAAAATATAATGTTGCCTGTTTAATTTCCCCGATAGGGTGATAAATTTCTAGATATTGATTAAAAGATTTTAGTAAAAAATAAAGCACAAACAATAAGCAAATAGCAAAATACGAATGCAAATCATTTTGCAATAATGAATCCAAGGCTTTTCCAAACAAAAAAGGTAAAAAACATAACAGTATTTTTTCCAAAAACATCAGCATAAAATATCCTTTTGTTGGTATACTTGTACTCTAGCTTATCATTAATATTTGTTTTATCAAGGATTTACGATGGAACTTCCAATGTCAGAAAGAACTTGCGGTGATTGTGATGTTTGCTGCAATATATTGGAGGTAAAAGAATTGAATAAAAAGGGGTATAAAAATTGTGAAAACAAGCTTGAATCTAATGGTTGTAAGATATACGAAACTAGACCAAATTCATGCAAAGAATGGAGTTGTTGCTACATACTAGGGCTTATACCAAATGATGTTGAATTAAGGCCAAACAAGCTTGGTCTAATGTTTTATCCAGTAAGTGCAAAAAATAATGATTTAAACATGTCTATGTATATGGCTCAAGAAGTTTGGCCTAACGCTAGAGAAAGCAAAGAAGCACAAGAATTGATTGCACTTTTCAAAATAAAAATGCTCACAATGATTAGGCACTATAATAGCAATAAATTTACATATGTTGGGCCAGAAGATCAAGTTAAAGAATTTGAAATAAGACACTTAGAATACATGAAAAAAACCAATCAATAACGGTATTATTTAAATGCTAACAATATTAAATTCAGTAAACAATGATTACTACAAATGGCAAACGGAACTTTTTTCATTTAATCAAATAAAAACATATGGAGAAGATGCAAAAAATAATTGTTTAATTGTTCTGCCAAAAAGAAATGATCCAAAAGAAAAAAAGATAGACACATTCCCTTGGAATATAAACAATAAAAACATTTTAGTTAATGCTTATTTTGATCTGAAAAACATTGAAATAAAACATGATCCAAATTTAAACCCAATAAACATACAAACAGGACTATTACAAATAATAGATGATTTAGATAACGAAGAAATAATTGAAATTCTTGATTGTGATATGTTTCATTTTAAAAAAAGTTGTTTGGTTGAAGCAAAAGAAAATGAACTAATTGCTTGTGATGTTTATGAAAATTGGCATTTAAAAAGTATGTCAGATAATATAAATGTTATATCTAAATATACTAATTTTAAAAAAGATTATTACAACGGTGGATTTTTGCCGTTAATAGCAAAAGTAAAAACATTTAAAAAATTTATCATGGATTGGATATGTATTCATCATGATATATCAAAAAATGAAAAATCTGATCTTATCAGATGGTGGGGAAATATGTTTGCTATTCAAGCTGCTTGCGAAATAAATAAAATTAAAATGATTTCAAAAGACATTGTTTATATACCAATGGCAAACACAATATCTGATTCACACTATGTTTGCCACTACTCAGTTGATAACAAATTTAATAAACATGATTTTCCAAACATTAATACTTTGTGTTTTGAAAAAAACATATTTTACGAAAGAATTAGCTCTTGGCTCCAATATCGGAATCATCAACATCTAGAACCTTCATGATATCTAATTCTTTTTTATGATAAGTTCTGTAAACTGTTTTATGTTCTTTATAATGATCAAGAATTTTTAGAGTAACTAATTCAGTTCCAGACTTACTTTTCCACAATTTGTCAAGAACCCCAACACGAATTTTTCCATCTTTATATCCACCAACTACATACATTTTCATTTTTGTTCTCCTAGTTTTATAATTTCTGATTTAATTATTTCAATACAATCATCCTGTTTTAGCTTATGAATATCAAATATGTTATAAGCTACTAACTTAATATCATCTTTGCTAATCTCTGGAATTGGAAGATGCTTCTTCTTCAGCAGAGATAGTTTATGGGCAAGCATTAACTTCAAATGCTTTTTCCACTTAGGCTTAGACATTGAATATATAAATCCACTATCATCAGATATGAATTTCTTTTTTTCTATTGTCATTAATCACCTAGCTGGAAAAACATAACAATGTTTAAAACTTACATTCACCTTCTCTATTTCTCTACTATCATATGGACTGATACTAGTAGAAACGCTTTGCTCTATCGTTCCGCATCCAAACGCACAGATAGCAGCAAAACACATTAAAATCCTTACAGTCATCACAAACCCTCCTAGTTTAGAAAAGACGCACTTATTCTTGTTCAACCTCAACAGCAACTGGAGCTACTTCACTATACTTTTCATTAACTTTGTTTATATAAATAAAAGCATCTAAAACACTTTTATGATATACAAGACCATTCTTTTCTTCTACATGGCGATAGTAAAAGGTCTTGAGAAGATTCAAATTATTTAATAATCCTTTTGCAAAAAGTAGGTCTGAATATTTTTGCATTGGGAATCTTTTAATGTTTTGAATCCACTCTAAAATAGGCTGAAAATTATTTTGATCAATGCCATCACTGTTAAGCATTCGCTCAACGCCTTCGATAATGCTTGATGTAATACTAATCCTTCTATTTTTCATCTTCTTCTCCTTTAAAAAAGTTAATCATTTATCAAAACTTATTCTTATATAAGTTATAACAAAAGAAAAAACACACAAAAATAAAATAAAATTACCAAAACTCTTATCTGCATGATACATGTTTCTCTCCTTGTTATTGTATATGTTTCTATTCGTTATTCAATATCGATTATTTAGTTAAAAATAAAGTTATTTACAAGATAGTTGTGCAGCTACTTCTTTACTTGTAAAGAACTGCCCTAAAAATTGATCGTTATCCCAAACTAAATAGTTTGCCTTAGTGTTCAACGAAGACTTCATTTTTGTATCCATTTTAAGAACTAAGCCTAAAAGCTTAGAGTCTTTTGAATAGTAATGAAATATTTTTGTTTCCTTAATATGTATTGGAAAATCTTCTTTAGTCAAATCTTGAAGCTGTTCGCTCATTCTTTAGTTCCTCCATTAAAATTTCTAATTGTTCATCACGATCATATAGACATACTAAATTCTGAAATGCAAAGTTTAATTTTTCAATTTCATTTTGCAAAGAATTAATATTTACAGTTGTTCTTAATACTGTTTTGTCTAACCTTTTAGCATAATCATTTAATATCTTGTGCGATTCTCTTAAGGAAGATAATAAAGCAGAGGTGCAACCTTTTAACTCATCCCCTGTTTGCTTTCTTTTTCTTGTTATGATTTTTGTTGACATAGTTCCTCACTCCTTTTTTGTTGAAACTGTTCCCATTCTTCTTGCCACTTCCAAGGCTTAGAAAGAAAGTAGATCATTCGATTAGCAGGATCATCCTTATGTTCCTTAGTGCTATAATCTCTCCACTCCCCATCATCTTTAAGGTAATTAGCTAAAGCTACTAGATTTTCTCTGTTTTCGTACCACATAAGTCCTCCTTCTTTAAAATAGAATCTGAAAGCAACTTAAATCTTTTGTTCAATTCTTTGTGCGATATTGGAAAGAATATTATTTGAATACTTCCATCGCTTACATCGCCTTTAGCCATATAATCAAGGTCATTGATATAAAGCATTGTGCAATTAGCAGATATTTTTTGCACAATAAGTCCATCTTCAAATACATCTGTACGAATAATTAATTTCTTTTTACTTGAATGGATATGCTCTACTGCAAAGACATCTTCAAATAATTGTTTTTGACTTTCTAATTTTTTCATTTACATACTCCTTTAAAATCATATTAGCTATATTTAATGCTGATTCGCCCATTGCCCATCCTTGCATAAATATAAAACTATTTGACATTATCATTGCATAAGCAGTTTTTTTAGTAGCTCCTGTTATATAACAGATGTGATCAGCCACTTCTTCTTCCCAAAAATCCATCTTATGCCTTTCTATATTATTATTCGTTTTAAGATAGAAATTATTCACCCATTTTCCCTAATATTTTTAATTTTCCTCGCTCGTCTATACAAACAAAATAACTAGCTACTATCTTGCCCAACTTAGGAATGAATGGATTACCAACAGATTGCCAAATGTTAATTCTATATCTGTTTGCATATACATTTACAACAGCGGTTTTAATTACATCTTCAACTCTATCTACTTGGCTATACAACGCCTCAAGTATTGCTCCATCACTAAACTTATCTTTCTTAGATTCTGGTTTGTTTTCTGTTGCTGTCATTTTATATCTCCTTTAAAAAAAGTTTCAATCCTTAAATTTATACACCCTCAACTACACTAATGTCTGCCAGAACAAATCGCTCGCCCTCATCATCTGTAAGTATAGAAACACGATTGTGGCCTGTTGTTAATTTATCCCATAGCAATAATGCTTCGGCAGCTTGAACTTTATTGTGGCTGAAATCACCCACATTATATGGCGTTGACCCACCATCTAGCAGCAATGGGCATTCTGCTCTTCTAAAGTCAGCTTCGATTGTTGCTACCTTTTCTCCATTTGCTAAAATATTGTACTTCATTAGTTTCTGCTCCTTTCTCTTTCTTCTGCTGCAAACAATATATCTCGCACAGTATTAATTTCTTCTATAGACTTTCTGGTGTTCTCAAAGTCTTTAAAATGAAGACTATCATTGTGTTTTTGCTTAAGTAATACTGTGGTAGATTCAATTAATATTTCAATCTGTTCAAGATGTAGATATATATTACTAATATTATTAAACTCCTTTACCACCCATGTTTTGGGATCATTTATAATTTTATCAAGATGGTTCTGGATTACTATATCTTCGGGGGTCATGATTGTTCTCCTGTTGCTTTTTTTGCTCTATCTTCACGAATATGTTTTGCATTCCAAAGTATACCCTCATTAGCATCGTCTTCTTTTGCAATTTCTAAAACTAAATCGCAAGCTAATGTTGACATATTTTCTTGAAGATCTTCTAATATTAATTTAACCTCATCATTATACGATTTGTTAACCATAGCAGGATTATGTGTATGGATAACACACTGAATCAAAATATCCAATTTGGAAACCTTTTGTTTTAAATCATTAATTACTTTCATTTCTGTTCCCCTGTTTCTTTATATGTTGGTAGCTTAAACCATTCTATCTCATCATCGTTTGTGTTGAATTTTCCAATGGTTTCTGGAAATTTGTCTTTAACCCTACAGAGAATAAAAACATCGAAATCCCCATAGTCCTCATCTTTTTCAAACGATATGTGCATATCCTGTGGATACTGTTGAAGATCAGCTATGAATTCTGCAATAGTCATTTCTGTTCTCCTGTTGCTTCAATGAATGTTATTTTATCTATAAGATACGCAGCATGATCACCATTGAGAGGCATACCTTTTAAAATGAGATAGTCGTGAACAGCCATCATTGCGTTGGCGAACCAAGCTGCCATCAATTCCTCATCTATTTCTAATGAGTTTTTATTAACGCTATCCATAAAAAATTTTGCCCAATCCTTTGCATTTGGATTGGTGTGTATGCTTAAATCGTATTTTTCTAGCTCAATCATTTCTGTTCTCCTTTAATAAACTTTGCTTCTAAATAAATATTCAGATAACGCTTTAATATAACTAGTTAGCTCTAAAACATTGTCTCTATCGTCTTTATCTAAAATATCATCTTCATGTACCCGATAAAGATTTTTGTCTGCCCCAACAGCTAACCATTTTTTATAAACTTTCCAAGGTCTAACCAAGGTGTAAATAGCAAAGTTATTCTCTGCTGTTTTGCAAACAACCACATCATTCTCTTTATATTTTGTCATTTGATCTCCTTAAGTAATTTTAATTGTTCACGCAATGCCTTTACTTCTTCACGCAATTTTTTTAGTTCAGTCTCATTATGCTTAATGGCAAGATGAGCAAGATCCCATCTGTTTAACTTTACAAAATTCTCAATGTCTTTTTCATCAATCATTTGTTCTCCTTGTTATAGTGTGACGAACATATGGAATAACATTTACTCTATATCTCTACCAGCCTTACATATATTTATTCGCATGACAGGCCAATTTATTTAGTGGGGATACTTGGACTCGAACCAAGAACCAACAAATTATGAGTTTGACGCTCTAACCGATTGAGCTATATCCCCATATAACTATGATCCGTATACCTGTTTAACTGTGTAATTGTTGCCTGTGTTATCAATTGCTTGATCTTGTATTGAATC